CCATCTGGCCTTGCGGTCACTGGCGGTACGGTCACATCGGATAGAGACGTGCTTGCTGCAGGCATCAGCGGTAAGTCTCATATCCATACGAACGGCAATAACGGCGGCGATACGGGGACACCTGTTTCATGACAGTTATCTCACATTTCTGCGGCGGTGATCTAAATCTTGATGCTGCCGGAGGCCTCGCCACAGTCAGCGGCGCTGATCAGACTAAGCAGGCCATCATAAGGAGGCTATGCACCAACGCCGGCGATTACATATGGCAGCCGGATTACGGCGCTGGCCTGCCGGGAAAAATCGGCTCGCCAGCCAATCTTGGGGAGATACAGGCGCTCGTTGCCGAGCAGATGGCGCAAGAAGCATCTGTGGATCAGACCCAGCCAATCAGCATCACGATCGAAAATCCGAGCGTCGGCGTCTACATTTGCAATATCCAGTATGTAGATCTGGAAACTCAGTCTGTGCAGGCGCTCCAGGTCACGAATTAGCTTGTACATGGCCACATGATATGAGAGTTTTCGCAATCATGGCCATAGCAGGCCTAGAGGCGTCCTCCGGGGCGCCTTTTTTGTTTTGAGGCTATTATGGCGCTCTCGCTTCGCTCCTTTACGACCACCGTTTCGACGGCAGTCACGGCGGCGCAGGGCGCGGCTTCGTCGTTGCTTGATCTGTCTGTAGGGACGCCCGGCCGCGCGATCCTTGAAGCGACATCGGGCATGGGACTATGGCTGCAATCCCTCGCGTTGCAGATCCTCACCCGCAACCGCCTCTCCACATCGGAGGGCGAAGACGTCGACAGCTTTATCGCCGATTTCGGACTGACGCGCGAGCCGGGTGTTGCCGCGACAGGCAGCGTTCTGTGCTCGTCGTTTTCACCTGCAACGGCGTCTGCTACGATCCCGGTAGGTGCGCTCGTTCTCACCATTTCGAACGTAAGCTACTCGGTTGTCGCCGATAGCACTAACGCCGCTTGGAACAACGCTGCGAACGGTTATATTCGGCCTGCTGGCTCCCAATCCCTCGCACTGCCTGTTCAATGCACTCAGACCGGCACGATAGGCAATGCTTCAACAGGAGCAATCTGCCTACTCGGCACGGCGGTTTCCGGCATTGATACCGTCACCAACCCGGCGGCATTCACCAATGGCGGTGACGGTCAGACCGATGCCGCCGTGCGGGCAGGCTTTATCACATGGCTCAGCACACTAAACCGCGCCACGCTCTCCGCAATAGAGGGGGCGGTAGAGGCGATCGCCACGAATATCATGGCGCAGGGGATAGAAAACTCCGATGCTGCCGGAAATTCACTCCCTGGAAACATCGTTTTTTATGTTGATGATGGTTCTGGAGCCATTTCAGACGTGCTCATAGCGCAGGCATATGCTGTCGCGAATGAATATAGGGCCTCCCCCGTCTCGGTGCAGGTCGTACGCCCGACCATAGTCTCGCCAACCGTAAGTATGACGCTCACCCTGGCGCCAAACAGCAATGCGGCATCAATTGAAGCCTTAATCACAGCAGCAATAAGTAGCTACTTCAATGCACTCGACATCGGCGAAGGTGCTGTTTACTCGCGCCTTAGTGTTTTGGCTTACGGCGCCTCACCTTCAGTAACTTCGATCTCAAATCTTCTGCTTGACGGCGGGACTTCAGATATCGCTGGTGCAGCTGGCGTGGCAATTCGCGCCGGGGCAGTGAGCTATGGCTAGGCCAACCAGCACGACCCAGAGTCAATTCGCGCAAAAATTGCGCGCCCTTCTACCTACAGGGTGGTTTCCAGCGTCGCCCGAGGCAGGCGAAGCCGACCCAGCTCCTATATTGAACGGCATTCTTCGAGGGATCGGATCTGTATTTTCGTCGTCCTGGGGTTTGTTCCAAAGCGTCTTCGATCAGCAGCGCTTAGCCACAGCGACTGGCGGAATGCTCGATGTCTATGCTGAAGACTTTTTCGGGTCTGGGCTGCCTAGAAATCAAGGTGAGCAGGACGATGATTATCGTGCACGAATCAAGTCATCCCTTTTCCCGACGCTCGGAACGCGCCCATCAATAGAGCGCGCGCTCAAATCCTGTTGGGGAAGCAATTGGCGGATAGTCGAGCCACGAAACTCATCGGATACAAAGGGGTACGGAGCTATAAATACCCCGGAGAGCGGTGGTGGCTACGGATATGAGGATCCAGAGCTTCGATATGGCACGCTTCTTACTCCATTTCAGGCATTCATTTCTCTCGACCAGACCCCAACCTTTCGCCCCCCACAAGCAATTTTGACGTCCATCGAAGCTGTGCGAGCTGGTGGCACAATGATGTGGATAGGCGGCAACGCTTCGCTGAGCGACTTCGGCGGAGATATTCTCTAGGAAATCTCATGGATCGCAAGATCATCTATCCAGCACAGATTCCCCTTGTCGAGGATCAGTTGCAGGCCGCTAGGTTCTCTCAAATTGGCATCGGCAGAATTGCTGGGGCGCTTTATGGTGAAGGTGGATCAGGCGCTAGCGGGTTCATCTGCACTCCTGGGGCAGGACTCGCAGTCACGATTGCTCCGGGAGAAATGATCATGCCTGGGGTAATAGACGCCAGTTCATATGGCGTGCTCCCTGCGTCGTCCAGCTCTCTTCCCCGTCAGTTTATCCTTACCGATCCGGTCAACCTCTCCATTCCGAGCGCCGGTGCGACCTATATCGTGTACGGCACTCCAACGACTATCGATACAGACAACATCGTCCTACCCTATTTCAATTCTGCCAATCCCTCACAGACATACGCTGGCTCAGGCAATTCAGGGGCCAGCCAACCAACCATTCGCGCTGACGTGGTCACCATTGGGATTGGCTCCGTCACTCCATCAGGTAGCGTTCCCCTCTGGTCAATCACGGTCCCTTCCGGTGCCTCGTCGATAACGGCTCCGATGATTTCCAATGCGACTGGGGCGCCTCTATATCCGAGCCTGGACAAGCTTGCATCTCGCATCGTCGCGCCATTCAATCTTGCCTTAGCATCTGCTTTTGGCGGATATCCATCGAAGTCCATCGTTGCGGACACATCCAATCTCGGCGTCTATTGGGTCTCGACAGCGGACAATAACCTCACCACACCCGGCGCGTCGGGAGCGTCCTGGCAAAATCTTTTTGCCCCGGTAGCGGCTGGCCGGTTGCTCGTTCGCAACTTCTTCACCGCGAGCACGACCTATACGCCCAGCGCTGCAGCAAGGCAGCTTTTCATACGCATGATTGGCGGAGGTGCCAGCGGATCCGGTGCCGTGGCCAATGCGTCGGGGTCGAACAACTGTAATTGCGGCGGCGCAGGCGCGTGCGGTGGCTATGCCGAATTCTGGATTTCGCTCGCGCTGATCGCGGGGCCTTTCCAGCTCACGGTCGGTCAGGGAGGTGCCGGATCTACGTCGAGCGGCGCTTCAGGAGGCGCGACCTCTTTCGGCAACCTCGTGACGTGTCAGGGCGGCGGCCCGGGTCAGTCCAGCGGCTTCATCGTGCCAGGACGAAGCAACTTCGGCAGTCAGTCAGCCGGAGGGATGGTGACGTTCAACGCCCAAACAGGCTTGTACATGTACCTTGCCGTGACGGGACAAAACGGCGCGGGATCGTTCGTCTCGTCCTCTGGCTCGAGCGTCGGTCAGCCCCTGCCTCCAATCGGACCACAATCCCAGATGGGCACCGGCGGCCCGAACGGTGCGACCACAGACAGCAACATCACATGCTCTTCAGCCTCCGGGTACGGCGCGGGCAGCGGCGCGGGCGCATCGCTTGGGGGTGGGACGGTCACGGCTGGCAACGGTGGGAATGGTGCAATCGAAGTGGTGGAATACACATGAGCAACGTCACCGCATGGGCGGTTTACTATACCGCCGCGACCCAAGAGACCGTACCAGCCGCTGAAGGCGGTTCGACCAGTGTTTCACGCGCTGCGGGGTACGTGTGGACCCGTGTTCTCTGGGACGGAGCCACCGAATGGTCTGCGCCTCAGGGTAGCGCTGCCATATCCGATCCTGAGGGCAAGTACTCGATCGGCTCGCAATACGCGGCCTAAACCCGGTCACGCCATCCAGCCTGAAAGATTTCCCATGACCTGGCGCCCATCAGCTCGGATCGTGCGCCCTGGCGGCTGCGCGTCCGCACAACTGCGCGGTATGGCCCTGCAGCCCCTGCTTGCATGGCCTGACAGCAATCTCAATGGCGGCGCGGATTACAGCGTCGATTTCTCCGGAGTCCTCTCCCCGGGTGAAACTGTGCAGAGCTTTGCCTTCGATACCGGCGGCTTCGGGACGCAGGCATGGACATATCTGTCCGGCACCATCTGCACCGCCTGGCTCTCATGGACGCAGGCGGGAAGTGCGACGGTGAATGTGTGCGCGCTTGGAAGTTCAGGCGCGACGTATCAGGTGGCCGTTTCGATCTCGGTCAGCGTCACCGCTGCCCTGATTGCTGACGTTCCACCAGTTCGTCCCGCATGATCGCTCTCCAAACTCTTTCAATCCGCAACAGTCGGGCCGCCCCACACCGGGCGGCTTTTTTATTGGAGGCGACATGAGCGCCCTTATCGATATGCCTCCCCTACCGCTCGCTGAGATCGTGGGCGACCTATCTCGACGCTTGGTAGAGGCCGAAGACGATATCCGCAGGATCCAGAAAGGTCATGGCCAGCGGCTTACCGGCGTCGAAAACGCTGTCGCAGAGATGAAGGCTGACATGAGGGCTTTGCTTGAGCGCCTCAACACCATGCACGGCGAGAACAAGGCGAGTGCAGAGCAGCGCGAGCTCAATACCCTTGCTGCGATCAGAGAGTGCAAAACCGAGGTAGAAAGCTGCCGGAGAGACGTCCGGGAAAACAATAGCGTCTGGAACTGGGTGCGATACGCCCTGCTCACAGTTGGCGTGGGGTACGCTTATGCGGCAGCTCATATCAGGGGGTGGATGCAATGACCGGCATCGACATCGCCATCTCCCTGATCTCACGTGACGATTTCGAGGGGCTGAGCCTCAAGCCCTATCTCTGCCCGGCTGACTACTGGACGATCGGCTACGGCAATCGGTTCCTGTCGGACGGATCGCCGGTCACTGCCACCACGAAACCGATCACCCAGGCGCAGGATCTGGATCTGCTCCGGCAAACGGTGATGACTCAGCAGGTCAAGCTGCGAGCCTTCGTCACGGTACCCCTGACGGACTATCAGGAGGGCGCTCTGCTCTCCTGGCAGTTCAATGTCGGCAGCAATGCCGCACGCGCCTCGACGCTCGTCAGGTTACTCAATCAGCGGCGCTATGTCGCGGCGGCTGCACAATTCCTCGTATGGGACAAAGCGACCATCAGAGGATCGCTTGTCGTCTTGACGGGGCTCGTGAAGCGACGCCAGATCGAGAGTGCGGTTTTTCTCGGGCGTGACATCGCCAGTGCAACACGGAGGTCCTGAGATGGATCGTAGGGTCAAGTCACGTAGCCTCGCCCTTTTTGCCTTCGTTTTCCTCGGGTTGTCCGGGGCCGTCCAGGCGACTCCTCGTGCCATACGTGTGGTCGTCTACTCCTTCCCGGGCCAATGGGACGGTCGGCCTCCCTCCCCTGGTCAGTCTGGCTGGCATGCGCTCGCGCGAACGGGGGCAGAGATGGGTGCGGATACCGGTGTACTGGCTTTCGTGTCGCGGTGGGATGCAGTCAGGCAATGCTGGGGCGACACCCGGGACTGTCGCCCTCCTGCTTGGGCGGTCAAGCAGGGTATGCATTATATCGGGCCTATAAGTGGTGCGGAGAAACGTATGTCAGTGGAGGTGCGGCAATGATCAGACACAGGCTCGCGTTCGGGGTCCTCCTGAGTTTTACGGCGCTCACAAGTGCCCGGGCTGATCCGGTTAATACCACCCCCGACTGGCAATCCTACCAGCAGACCGGCAATCCCGCTGATATCGTCTCATCTCCCGTCGTCGCGCAGGCAGTGGGCAAAAAAGTTGATGCGATCAACGGCCAGTCGCAGGGTCTATCACTGACAGGGCCGAGCATGAGCGGTGGAAAAGTGACGGCAACCGATCTCAGTGCAGGGACTGTTACCGTTGGTGGGGCGACGAACTCGGTCTCGCAGGCTCAGGCATTCGGGCGGCTCGCCATCTATCCTGACGATTACAAGGTTGCGGCAGACGGATCTGACGACGCTCCCTCTATCCAGAGAGCCATCAATGCCGCCAAGCAGGCCGGGGGCGGCCTGATCCGCTTCATGCCGCGTGGCTACACCCTCAACAGCGGCGTCACGATAACGAGCAAGATAGACTGGGACTGCTCCAGCGCT